CGCTTGATATGACTGTGATGATGCCGGTGCTGTTGGGCATGTTGGGACTGGGTGGATTCAGGACGTACGAGAAACTTAACGGTGTGAACCAACGGCACTGACACGATCAACGGGGCGGGAACCTACATCCAATCCACTAGGGTGTTCAAGTGTTGCTGATACCCGCCCCACCAATTTTAAGGAGTCCAATCATGGGCACAGTCACGCAGCTTGCGCAGGAAAGAGCTATTCGCCAGAAGCCGGTCACAGACCTTTGTAAGTGGTCCGAAGCTTTCGAGACAGTAACCGTTGCTAACGTGAAATTCATGTTTGCGTGGCAGCGCACATTCCTCAGAGTGTTCGCTAAGTAGGTTTTTGATTAACTTCAAGTTGGAGGCGACATGGCTAGAGTCAAGGCTAGAACCAGGAAGGAAAGCTCGCACGTAATCCTAGTGGAGTCATCAATCGTCCCCATCAAGCCATGCAACTCGCCGCTTGTGCCTCAGACCGAGGCACAGCGGCTTTTTATTTCGATCTTGCAGAGCAACACGCTTACGATGGTGAGCGGGTCAGCCGGGGTCGGAAAGACCTACGTGGCCTTGTCTTACGCGGCTGACCTTCTCAGGAACAAGAAGATCGAGAGGATCATCCTGACTAGACCCTTGGTAGGTGTGGATGGGGAGGAGGGCAAGATAGGTGCGCTCCCAGGGACACTCCAAGAGAAGATGCAGTTCTGGGCCATGCCTATGGTCGATGTGCTGATTGAGCGTCTGGGCAAGGGTGCGTTCGATTACTACGTGAATCACGACAAGATCAGGATCGTGCCTCTGGCGTATCTTCGTGGCTCCAGCTTTGACAACTGCTACATCCACTGCACCGAGGCGCAGAATACAACGCCCACGCAGATCAAGATGTTGCTGACACGGGTCGGGGAGCAGTCCAAGGTCGTGCTCGATGGCGACCTTGCCCAGTCAGACCTGAAGAAAGAGTCCGGTCTGTCCGATGGTTTGAGGCGGCTGGAAGGACTCAGAAACGTGGGCATCATGAAATTTGAACGCAGCGACGTGGTGCGCTCATCCTTTTGTCAAGACGTGCTGGAACGTTACGAAACCACGTAACAGAAAACACGCGAATACTCAAGGTCCGCGCTGTACTATAAGACCATTTGATGTCATAATAAACAAAACTTATAGGGGCTACTCATGCCTAAGATCGCGCAAGACGGGCTTTGGGCCGGGGACGAAGCCAGTCTCCAAACCTACCTCGAAGCCACGCAAGCCGCTGCCGCTCTCAAAGCGGCGGGGAAGTGGGATGACGAAGAGGACGACGAAGAGTCTCGACTGGTCCAGGTTCAGGACGGGGTCGGGGTCGTGTCCATCAGCGGCACCTTGAACAACGGCGGCGGATTCATGAACCGCCTGTTCGGCATGACGGGCTACCCCGAGATCAGGGATGCGATGATCCAAGCCGCGACCGATCCCGAGATCAAAGAGATTCTGCTCGACATCAACTCCCCCGGTGGCACGGTCGCAGGCTTGTCCGACACCGCGAGCTTGATCCGCAACATCCACAGCAACGTCAAGCCGGTCACCGCGTTCACTTCGGGTGACATGGCGAGCGCCGCGTACTGGCTGGGCTCGTCTGCGGGCTCCGTCAACGCGGATCGCATGGCCAACGTCGGCTCCATTGGCGTGCTTGCAACCCACGTCGAACGCTCCAAGCAGCTCAAGGACGAGGGCCTGGGCGTGACCGTGGTCCGATCAGGCAAGTACAAGGCCCTGGTCAACGGGGTTGAGCCGCTGTCCGCTGAAGGCTTGAAGGTTCTGCAGGGCAAGGTCGATGCTGCTGACGCGCTGTTTGTCGAGCACGTCGCTTCAATGCGTAACCGCAGCGTTGAATACACCAAGGAACACATGGCTCAAGGCCGCGAGTTCTTGGCCGAGGACGCGCAAAGGGTTGGATTAGTTGACTCAGTCACGACCTTTGATGCGTTACTGACTGATTTATCAAAGAAATCTATTGCAACATCAAAAAATTCTATGGATAATGGTCGCAACGTAGGCGGGCGCTATGCAGCTTCGTCTGGTGTTGACACTGGAGATACTGAGATGAAGAAGAAAGCATTGACTGACCAGCAGATCGCCGCGATTGCTTCCGGCGCTGTGCTGGATGCTACGACCGAAGTTGAGGTCGTGGCCGCTGCAGGGGTTGCTGAAGAAGTTGAAGTTGTAGAGGCGAGCACAGACGCTGGCGCTGGTGAGGCTGCTGAAACTGATGACGCGGCCAAGGTTGCGGCCAGTGCTGAAGTTGTTGCCAAAAACGACGAAGGTCTGAGAGTTATGACCGACCAACTGAAAGGTGCCCAGAACGACCTGGTTGAAGCTAAGATCGAAGGTCGTCAAGCCCTTACCAAAGTCGCTGAGCTTCAAGCTGTGCTTGAGCCCATGAGCGAGGTCGTGGCCAAGGCCATTAACAATATGCAGGTTGCGCTGGGCGGTTCCTCGCTTGACCTGTCTGGAATGTCTCCCTCGGCCCTCGTCGCTGAACATGCTCGCGTAAGCGGTCAGTTCACCGGCAAGTTCAAAGCCGGTGGTGTTGCTGCGGTGGATGCAGCTACCAAGAAACCAGCGTCGTCCACGGTGGACCCGTTGTTCAAAGCCCGTGTCGCTGCGGTGCGCTAATCTAAAGGAGTTGAAACATGGCTAAGTTTACGATGAAGCCGACTGTTCTGAGCAGTGACGTTCGCACTGTACGTCTTGGTGCGGGTAGTGGTGCTGGGGACAATGTCGGAGATGCAGAGCGGGGTAAGCCCGTTAAGTTGGTTGCTGAGTCGCGCTACGATCTGTGCGCTGTCGGTAACCCGATTGAGGGATTCATTACCTCTGTTGAAGGCGGCACGACTGACGCTTTCACCGTTGGCGGTATTGCTGCCCACGGTCTTGTCGAAGTTACCTTCCAAGGCACGCAAGCCGCAGGAACGGGACCTATCGCCATCGGTGCTTTGGTTGTCGCAGGTACGCCTGTCCCCAAAGATACCAAACAGGTTGGACCGCCTGCGGTTCGTCTTGCGACAAGCCAAGTTCCAGGCTTGTTTAACTGGCGTGTAGTCAGCCTCGGTTCTGCTGGAACGGGCGCTGTTGGCACCACTGGCGTCATTGAGCGCGTTTAACAAGGAGAATTGAAATGGCTGCATTTTACGACGCCAATGGCGACCTTCAGCAGGTTGATCTGAGTGTGACGGACTATCGTGAGGCTGGTGAAGCCAAGCTCTCGATTGGTCAGTATTACGCTCAGAAATACCCGACCGCCCCCGAACGTTTCGGCCACACCCTGAACCAGCTTCTGGCTTCTGAGGGTATCTTCATCAAGGGCGACAAGGAGCACGGCATCCGTCCCTCCACGATGGCTGAGGTTCTGAACGGCCCGAAACTGAGCGCCGGTCCGAACACCAACGTTCGTGACTCCGTGCCGACTTCCCGCATCCTCTTCCCCGCTGCCATTCTGGCTGCGGTCGAGGACAAGATGGCTGTCGATCTGGTGACCACTGACTCGGCCATGAACGACATGATCGGGCAAGAGGTCAGCATCAACGGTGACCGCTACGAGTGGCCGGTTCTGAACTTCGACAACCCCGAGAAGGCACGGGCGCAACGCATCGCACAGCTTGCCATGCCGACTTCCATGATGCTCATCACGGTGTCGGACACCAGTCGTCGCATAACAGGTGTTTCTATGGGCCTTGAGGTTTCCGACACGGCTCTGGAAAACACCCCGATGGACTTCGTTGCCATGTCGATTGCCCGTCAAGCGGCAGTTGAGCGTAACCAGAAGGCTGTTGATGATCTTCTGGAAGTCTGGAACGGAGACGTGGACAAGGGTGACGCATCGCTCGCCTCTTTGGGTCAGGTCAGAACCGCTCAGTCCTACGACAGTTTGATCACTGCCAATAGCCAGATCACGCAGAAAGCGTGGATCAAGTTCATGGCCCAGGACTCGACCAAGCGTATGACCAGCCATGTGGTAACGGACCTGGATACAGCCCTTCGCATTGAGGGTCGTACCGGGAAGCCCATCAACACCAACGATGACCCGAATTCGCCGCGTCTGGACACGCTGTTCAGTGTGATGAATCCGCAGTGGCCGGGGTCGGCAGTTAAGCTGTTCTTGGTTCCCGAAGGCACAGCTTGGCCTGCAAACACCATCATGTCGATTGACAAGCGGTACTCGCTTCGCCGGGTGCAGTCTCTGACTATTGGCTACAGCGCCATCGAGAACTACGTGATGCGCCGCAGCACGGCCATGCGATTCGACTACGGCAGCGAAGTGCATCGCCTCTTCTCTGACGCGACGAACGGTATGACCTTGACTGTGTGATAGTTTAAGTGTCAACAAACCCGGCCTAGGCCGGGTTTTTCGTTATACCTCGGATAAACCATCTGCCACCACTGTTTGGAAGTCGTTAACGCTCTTATAGACCAGATGAAGCCGCTTCACCAATGCAGTCACAGAATCATAGTTACTCCAACACATCGCCTCTCGTTTGAATCCGGGCACTCCTAGGTTGATAGACTCAAAACTGCGCCCTATGATTCTCTCAACATCCCTACAGACGTAACCTCGCCTAAAGCGATATATGTCAACTAGCTCTGCGGCGTAGCCTTTCAGACCTGTCCGAAGCATGTGTTCTTCATGCCTGCGCCGGATGCTTTTTGTAATTCCGTAGCCTAAGAACATACGACCTTCTTTCTCAAGCTTGTAGATGTAGAGAAATGCGCGCTTCTTCGGGTTGAACTGCGTGTCTTTACAGTCCGGGCACCCTTGACCACCAGTGTGCTCGTTGCATAGAACCTTGAACTTACCGTGCGTAGGGCACTCGGTAATCACATAGCCGCTGGTGCCGCTATAGCCGTCTTCGTGATACGTGTAGTGGTCGCCGTGAACCTCTCGCGCCCTACGCACAAACTCGGGGAACGGGATGGCGTTTGCTGCGCCCAACCGTGCCCACGCACATCGGGCACACCCAACCCCTGACATGATCGCAGAGTGTGTTGTTTCAAACTCGCCGTGCACGGGGCACACAACAACACTCTTTGCCCCGCTCTTAGTGTAGACGAACTGTGAATAGTCATACTCTGGGAAGGCTTCAACCATGCGCCGAACGGCTTCGTCAGGGGACAATCTACACATGTCGGTGCGACTCTCAATACCACACTTCATGCACCCTCTGCCGGAGTAGATAAGGTCGTAGCTGGTCTCAAACTCACCGTGCTTTTCACAGACAACTAGACCCTTATGAACCGAACCCCTGTAAATGAACCTGCTGTAGTCGTAATGGGGTGCAACGGCCCTCATTCGGCTAACGGCTTCGGTTTGTGTGAACGTGTGGGTTAATCTGACTTTGTCACCCTTACACTTTGGGCACCCATGCCCGCCTTTAATATCCTGATATGTCATCAGGAACTCCCCGTGTGCAGAACAGATCACAACGCTTTTCCGTGCGGCCCCAGTGTATTCAAACTTACTGTAGTCGTACTCCGGCTTGTAAGACTGCATCCGGTGTATAGCCTCGTCATGGCTCAATGCTCGGAAAGCGCCCTTCCTCATGTTTGCGCACGTCGGGCACCCGTGCCCCTGTATCAGCGCGTCGTACCGAGCACTGAACTCTCCGTGGTGCGGGCAAATAACAACACCTTTCGCGCCTGATCCCGCATACACAAACCGACTGAAGTCGTATTCTGGACGGGCGCGGGTCAGACGCTCCAGCGCGTCTGCGGGGTCTATGCGCTTAACCATCTCAAAGCCCTCCATCAGATTCGACCCGCTCAAAGAACAACCGGAGTGCCCTGCGAAGCACTTGGGACATGTTCAGATCGTTGGCTTTTGCGTAGGCTTCGAGGGTTTGCCGGAGGTCGTCCGGGCACCTGAAAAGTATTGCTTTGTCGTTCAGCATGATTATTTTTCTTATAGTTATACACACGAACACTCACTATAGCACTTTGGGCGAGCACGTCAACATCCCAACAAAACTTACAGCCCAGTGTTATACTATCCCGGCCAACCTTTTCAGGGAATTTAGCTATGGCAGAGATCGAAACGAAGCCCGTGTATGGCCAAGAAACACGAGCCATGAACAAGGCGGTAGCGAAGGCTAAGCCTCAAGAACCTCAAGCACCCAAGCTGACCAAGGTCCGCACCGTGTACGGGCTCATGGTCCATCCGTTCACGAGCCAAGTGTTCGACGGTGAGGCGGAAACAACCATCGACTCTTGGGTGAACTCCCAGATCGAAGCTGGGAAAATGCAACTGTGCTGATCGAGAACTACACCACGTTCCAGGGCATCCGTTCGATCCTTGGGGTTAGCTCCAAGGAGTTGAAGGACGACACCCTGTCGCTGGACATCTATGCCAGCGGCCTTGAGTCTGACCTTGAGGATGTGGACATCGCCATCCCCGCCGCTTACGTGCTCGCACTTCAGAGCACGCCCCCGAGCGACATCGAGGCGCGGTTCATCCGTGCGGCCCAGACCTTCGCGGCTTATGCCGTGGCCCGGACCTTGACGGTGAGCTTGCCCTTGTTCAGTCCCGTCAAGATCGAGGACGGGAAAGCGGCGATGACCCGCGCCAGTGACCCGCACAGGGAAGCTGTCAAGGCCATCAACGCTGAGTACGAGAAGTGGAAGCAGCGGCTGCTGTCGGCGTTCCTCGCCGTCAACTCACAGACGGGAACGGAGACACCGCGTCGGTACTTCGGCATCATCTCGCCGTCTGAAGACCCGGTAACTGGGACCTAAGCAGATGTTCCCGGAATCCACCACGACACTGCGGACGGCCTGATCAAATGGACTTGAGCGACGTTGCGGGCTACTTTGACGATACCGTCTTCAAGGACGCGTATGGCTCTGCCACGTTCAAAGGTCAGATCGACCCGTTCCAACTCTTTACCGTTGACGGGGCCAAGGTCGTTCGCCGCAGCGCAAGCGTCCTGCCGGGTGTAACCCTGCCCCCAAGACGCACCGTGAAGGTGGGTCGCCAGGTCTATCTCATCGGTGACGATACGGACGACCACTTCAACGGCGAAGAGATCAGAACCAACTTCGTGCTCATGGGCGCGAACCACATGGCGACAGTACGCTCGATCCCAGATGCGCTTGCTCAAGCTACGGGCTTGCAGACTTGGGTGTCACGGGATTGGAGCAAAGCACAGACCGATTCTCGGGACTCTGCCGAAAGTACGAATCAGCATTATCTTTTCTTTACCCGCACTGAGATTATCCCGAATCAAGGCGTCATCGAGTTCGATGGCGTTGCCTATTTCGTCAAGGGGACCCACAAAGCGTTGTCTGGTTTGAATGCGGCAATATGTAATGAGCTTGAAGGGCCTGTCTACGAAACGGTTAGCTACGGAACCAGGGTCTACAACGCTATTACTGACACGTACTCAGACACGCCAACCTCGGTGCGTATTCTCCGCTTGCGTTGGCAAGAGGCGTTCAGGTACTTGACTCGGGCCAGTACAGATTATGAGCGCGGGGACCAGATCGTGATGATGCTGAAGGCAGGGTCACCGACCCCACAACCCTCCGACGTGTTACCCCTCTCAGACGGGGGCTTTCGAGTCCTGGCTGTTCTGGACGAGGGATTGCACTGGTCGTTGCATGTTCGGAGGGCGTAGGGATGATTAAGGTCAACATCACCAACGCTGCGGTGTTCAAGGCTCAAGTCGCAGCTTGGGCTGAGGGCGTGAATGTGGCCGGGGGCATAGCTGTCACCAAGATGATGAAGGACGCACAGCTTCAGGCAACGCTGCTGTCTCCCGTGTACTCAGGGGACTTCGCATCGAACTGGAACGTCAAGGCGGGATCGCCTGACACCACGTTCTCATCCTCGGGCGGGGACTACATGCGCGTCGATAGCAATCTGAGAACCCATCCGTTGACGAGTTCGGTGAGCGTGACCCCCGGCAACTTCAACATGAGCGGATTCAAGCTGGGCCAGACCGCCTATCTCAGCAACTCGGCGGCTCACGACGAGCCCTATGCCTGGAAGATTGAGGACAACAAGATCAACTTCCGCCCCATCAACCAGGGCAAGCACCGGGTCCGGGGCAAGACGCTGGACTATCTCGGGGTCAAGTACAAGCAAATCACGAAGGCGATGATGGTATGAGTTCCTACGTACAGGCCCGAGACGCCATCGTGACATTGCTCAACACCGCATTGGCCACGGACAAACCCACGTTCCCCGTGTTCTACGAGAACACACTGCGCATCGACTTGGACAAGGTCGCGGACCCGTTCCTGCGCATCGAGATCGACTTCGACAACGGCGAGCAACTGACGATCAACAACGATCCGTGGCACCGTATCCACGGCGTCATCTACCTGACCGTGTTCACGCGGGAGGGCAAAGGTATGCGCGAGGTCTACGCCTTGTTCGACTACTTCTCCGAACTCATGAAGTTC